AAATCCACCTCGACAATTAAATATTGCCCCTGCACCTGATCAACCGCAACAACCTCCTCCTTTAATAGCCCCTATTTATCAAGAAAATAACACAGGAAAAGCTTTAAAAGTAGTAGCAGGTATGGCTGGTGGCGGAGAAGTAGAAGGCCCTGGCACAGGAACCTCGGATAGTATTCCAGCTAACCTTTCCGACGGAGAATTTGTAATGACAGCCGAAGCCGTAAGAAATGCAGGCGGCGGAAATCGTAATCTAGGAGCAGCAAGAATGTACGATTTGATGAATAGATTTGAAAGGGGAATGGCATAATGGCTGAAGAAACACTCAGTACCAGTACGATACGGCAGGCCCCCTATCTCGAAGATGTTCAGAAACGAATACTTGAACAAGCAATGGCAAGAGGTGAAACACCTGTTGATATACCTGATATTCAAGTTGCAGGACTAGATCCTTATGCAACGCAAGCGTACGAAGCAGCAGGACGAATAGCTCCGGGTGGTATTGGTGATTATTTACCTTATTTAACTAAAGGTGCAGGCACTACAGATTTAGGATTGGCAACATTACAAGATCAATACACAGGCATACCACAACAATTTACCGATGCAAGTACAGCAGCAAGCACGTCTTTTGCTGCACCGACCACGGCTCAATTAGAAGGATACATGGATCCGTATGCTAAACTTGTAAGTCAAGATGCATTAGCAGAAATGAATCGTCAGGGACAATTAGCTGCTAATCAAATTCGTGCTAACCAAGTAGGTCAAGGGGCGTTTGGTGGTGCAAGAGGTGAGTTAGAATTAGCGGAATTGCAAAGAAATCTAACCGAACAGCAAGGCAGACGGTATTACGAAGATATGTCTCGAAACTTTACACAAGCACAAAATGCGTTTGCTAATCAACAGGCAAGACAACAAAACGCTGCTCAATTGATGGGTAATATAGGAGCACAACAAGGACAAACAGCAAGTAATTTAGCGCAAGGCATAGGACAATTTGGTTCTGCACAAACTAATTTAGGTCAGACAGCGCAAGGTTTACTATCTAATCAAACACAATTGTTGAGTCAATTTGGTACGCAAAACCAACAACAAGCACAAAGAGAATTAGATGCGGCACGTCAAACCGCTTTACAACAAGCGTATGAGCCTTTCCAACGTATCTCTTATACAAGTGATATCTTTAAACCTAATATAGGATCGGCTTCTTCTACTATTGGTATGAATGTTGCCCCATCACCAAGTCCATTCTCTCAATTCTTGGGAGCAGGAATTGCAGGATTAGGAATTAATAAGGCTTTAAATGATCCGTTTGGCATTTTGCCACCAGCACAGTAAGGAATAGAAATGCGTAGACCTGTACGATCACAGAAAAAAGTAAGTAATAGAAAACTTTTTAATAATGGCGGCTTTCCTACTATGGGAGCACAAGCGCAGATGCCTAATCCTTTAAATGTAAACATGGGTGGTACGTTACCACAGGCTAATAATATTATGGCACCTAGTGGTATTCTTGCGTCTTCAACAGAGTTGTCTAATGCTGTGGGCGATCAAGCGTTAGCACAAAGTTTTGCTCCAACCGTAGGAATGAAATCCGGTGGTATAGCTAGTTTTGCTAACGGTGGCGGTAATACTAGTTTTCCAGGGCAACAACTTCAAGATTATACTATGGAAGGATTAAATAAACTGTTAGGAGAGATAGGTGTTAGAGCTAAAAATGTAGGGGGACGTTTAGGTACTACTGCTAATTATTTGCAGTCTTATGTTCCTCCTGTTTTGGGTGGTAAAGCATTTACTCCTGCAGAACCTGTACCTGTAGAATCAACTATAGATGCTACTACTTATGGTGCACCTTTTGGTGTAACAAAAGATTTTGAATGGGAAACAGTTGATCCTGTAAATAATACTACAACGATAAAAGATTTTACTTTTGCAGATATTAGAGGCAATGATATTACAGCGCGAAATTGGTTTAATGAACCTGCTTTTGTAACAGCTGATCGTCTATTTAAAATAAGAGGACCTGAAGTTGGTTTAGAAGGCGTAATTAAAAACATGGTAGATTCATTACCTAATTTAGAAAATGAAATTGTAAGCATTTCTCAAGAAATTATAGCAAGAGACCCTAACATAGAAAAAGACGATTTACGTCAACAAGTGTCCGTTGCTCTTAAAACAATTACAGAAGGAAATAATCCAAGTATACAAAGAATTAAACAAGAAGGGGCCGCTAATCTTTATCAAGATACACAAGGGCAAGATACTATAACTTTAGCAGAATCTATAGATGCTAATAAAACGCCTGTTGATGAAGTAATGGAACAAATGCAAGATGTAAGTGACTATGAAACACGGCCCATTGATGATTCCATAGTAGGAGAAAACGAAATTGAAACCGATGTAGATCTTGCTGTGTCACGTTGGAAAGCAACAGGTTATGATAATAACTTTATTGAAACTTTACGTGGTGAAGGAAAAGATGACGCGTTTCTTTCTGAAGTTGTAGCAAGAAAAGAATTAGATTATGCAAGTCCTGAATTAGGAACTAAGTTTTACAAGGATTTAGAATTGGGAGAAGAAGAAGCATTAAAAGTAGACATTCCAATACCAATACCAAAAGAAAAAGTAGATGAAACAGATGGTACTAGAGACAATATTAATATTATAGCGGAAAACGCTCAACAAGAAATAGAAAAACTTAACGAAAGAAACAAGGCACTAGCTAATAAACCAGCGACCGAAGCAAATGTTGTTGAAGCCGCGTCTAATGCAGGCGAAGAAATATTTGTACAACAAGCTCGCGGTGACGAACAAGAAACTATAAATGAAACATTAGATAGGTTTGCTAAAGAATTTATGGACAGAATGCCAGAGTTTAAAGGTAAAACCGAAAGCGAAAAAGGTTGGGATCTTATTATGTTAGGTTCGGCTATTATGGGCGGAACAAGTCCTAATGCTTTAACCAATATAGCTAATGGATTTTTAGCTACTGGAGATCGTTTTACAGAAGATGATAAAGCAAAAAGAGTTTACAACAATTCTATAGAAATGGGAGCTGCAAAATATTCTTTACAAAAATTAGCTACAATGGAAGCAAGAAAGTATGACGAATCTAAAACGCCACCTGAAATGTTTGTTGCTAATGAAAATGTAACGTATGATGGAAAAGAATACTCTGCAGGAGACGTTATTCCAATAACAATTACAGATCTTAAATCAAATGGCGTACCTTCCGGCGTTACTACTCCTGAATTGTACGCCGCTTCTGCTAAAATTGTTTCAGACTCTGCTAAAACACAAAATAAAATTTTAAGCGATTTAGTTAAATCCGGAACTATAACACAAGAAAACATGAACACACAAGCTGATAACTATAAAAAAATAACAGCTGGTTACGAAGGAACTGTAGCGGGAAATCTTTATTTAAGTAATGCTATAAATTTATTTACAGAATATAGCAAGGAAATTTCAGGAGCTGAAGGTGTTGTTTCAGATGTTAAAGATAAAGTAGATACTTTTTTTGGTGGAAGACTGTCAAAATGGTTTAAAAAAGGAACTGGAGGTCTATCACTTTTAGACAAAGCAAAAAAAGAAGAAGATTGGGATAACATAGTAGACGGAGAGTATACAAATGCTAAACGTCAAATGTTTATATCTCAAGTAAAGTTAGCCTTCCAACAATTAATTCCTGCGGCTTTAGCAGGAGTTCAATCTGCAAATTCTATTTCTAATAGAGATGTTCAATTTTTAGCGGATGCTTTTATTGGCGGAGGAATATTAAATACTGCAGGAACTGCTTTATCTTTTAGTGACCCATCAACTATTTTATATCAATTAAATGCTACAAAAGATTTATTTGACAGAAAAGAAAAAGATTATTTGCAAGCTGCTGACACTCAATTTAAAATTTTACAGAGTTATTTTAAAACAGCTATTCCTAGTGAACCAGGGCAAGATCCTTATTTAACTAAAGCCAGTTACTTTTTTCCAAGAATTAATCCTGCAAGTCCAGATTATATAGGAAATTACAAAGCAGAAAAAACAAAACAAAACCTTAGAAAAGATGGATCTTTTAGAACTTTGCAAAAAGGCAAAATGGTTAATGGAATACAAGAATGGGATTTTAAATAGTGGGTCAAATTTCAATAACAACAGAAGACGGCCCTCAAATTATAAATATAGCGGGCGATGAACCTACACAAGAAGAACTTTTTTCAATTGAGCAACAATTTTTTTCTCAAGGACAGGCAGAAGAAGAAGTTGTAGATGACACTACTCTTAAATTAGGAACTAAAGTTTTTAATGATGAACCAGAAACCGTTGCTCAAGGAACCGAAACTTCTAATGTTTCTGACGGTCCTACAAACCCTGGAGAATTAACTTCTATAGGTTTTCGTTGGCGTTTTGGTAAAGCCGATAATCGTGAAGGAAAAATGCGAGTTATAGAGGAAACATTTGGCGAAGGTTCTGCTATTGAATTTGGTCCAGGAGATTACGGAATAGACTTAGATAGTATTACGGAAGAAATAAAAGAATCATACAAGTTACCTAAGTCTGGCACTATACGCGTAAATAAACCCGGATATACACATTTTGATTTAGTTAATTTGGGAGCAGAAATCCGTGGACCATTGGTTGCCTCAATGGTAGCTGCTCCTTTTACAGCCGGATTAAGTTTACCGTTAGCGGCAACTGCAATTGGTGGAGCAGCTCTTATAGGCAAAGGCGTTGATGAGTTACAAGAAGATCTTCAAGGCGTACAAGATCAAAAATGGCTTCCTGCTGGTAGTTTTTGGAAAGATGATTCTGTAGTTAAAGACATGTTAATAGAAGGCGTAATAATGGGAACAGGGGAGTTAATTTTACGTCCCGTGTTTAGTGCTATAGGAAGAGTAATTAAAGGCCCTGGACCTAAATACGAAACACAACGCGTAGATGACCTAATAGAAGAGGCAGCAAAAAAAGGCACTGTTTTAGAACGTGCAACGGCAGAAAAAATAGCTTTAGAAGAACAACGTGCTTTAATAAAAAAAGAAATAGGTGAAGGCGCACGTCCTACTTTAGGCGATGCTACAGGAAAAATGCTTGCTGATAGAACATTAGCTATTGCTGAAGCTATTTTTCCTAATAATGCAGCTCTTCGTCAAAACACTAAATATGTTAGAGAATTAGTTAAAAAATTTAAAGCAGGGCAAATTAGCGAAACAGAATTAAAAGATAGTATAGACTCTAGTGTAGGTGAGATAGCTAAACAACTTAAAACATTAATGAAAGATCCTAACACAGCAGTTATTCAAGCTAATAAAGAATTAAACAACGTAATAACAAAAGAAATAGATTTAGTAACAGATATTATTGAAAAATATGCTAAAGCTAATGCAAAATTTTCTACAGGAGAAGCTGAAGTTTTATTAAATAATCTTTCCCAAGTAGAAAGATTATGGAGATCAAGAGGAGGAGATCTGTATAAAAATGCTTCTGATAGATTAGATAATGTAACGTTTCCTCTTGATTCTTTTAAAAGTATATTTAACAAACTAGACTCTCAACTATTTAAAGAAGCTCAAAAACCTGTAATGGGTTCAGAAACTATGAAAACATTAAGAGGAATTTTAGATAAAAATCAACAAATAGATGATTTAACATTACAATTATCAGGATTAAAAACTGTAGGAAGACCTTCAGCAGAAAAAGCTGCTCAGATAAAATCTATAGAGGCACAACTAAAAACTCTTGGTCCTAAGACAAATTTATCTTATTCTCAATTAAATGAGTTGCGTAATAATTTACAAACTTTAAAAAGCACTGAAGCGGTGAGAGAAATTTCTTCAAACACAGGTCCTCTTCTTAAAGAGTTTACGGATGAAATAACTAATCTTCTTACACGCGCAGAAACAGAAGGATTTAAAACATTAACTTCTAGAGGCGGTGCAAGACGTGCTGCTGGAGTAACCAATCAAACTATTGATGCAGAACAAGCAGGTTTTCAAATGTTGCGCGATGCAAATAAATATTATGCTGATGGAGCTAAAGTATTTCTTAAACCGGAAATTGAAGCTTTAAAAGCTAATATTAATGCTGGTGGCACAGTAGATATGAGTAAAGTAGCAGAACTTCTTATACAGCCTGGAAAACCTTTATATTTAAAACAATTTTTAAATGCTCTTACTTTTGCTGATGATGTGGGAACAAACCCAGTTCGTAATTTAAGTAAAAGTGTATTACAAGATTTAAAATCTTTAGCTGAAGTAGGAGACACTGCTGGTTTTAATAGTTTATTAAAAGAATCTGGTATTGATAAAAAACTTATTCAACCTTTTGAAAAATATGCAATTGAAGCGGTTAAACAAGGAAGAAAAGATGACACTGCTTTTGTAAACATAACTTCTAATAAAGCTTCAATGTTAGAAAACATGATCCAACAAAACACTCGCGATCCTTTACTAAAAGAAGCATTTGTAGCAAACCTTGCTAACCAATGGGTGCAAAACACTTTAGTTACAACAAGTAGTAAAGCAGCTGTAGATCCTGTAGGATTTTTTAATGCTTTTAGGATTCTTGGTCCTGAATTACAAAACACTTTATTTAAACCCGGCACTGTTAAAGCATTAAGAAATTTACAAGACGATGCTTTTTTATTGTCTGATAGAGAAGCATTAAGAAGTTTAAACGCTAGTAATATTAACCAAATAACAGCTAGAGAATTAGTAGAGACATTACAGAGAGAAGTAGCTACTTCTGAACAAATAGCCTCAAATACTTTAACTAAAGCTATGGCTACAGGAGAAATTGATAGTGTTCCTCAATTAGTTACAAAGTTATTAAAAAGTCCACAAGATTTTAAAAAATTTAAAACTGCTTGGGATAAATTACCTGCTAATGTAAACAGGCCAACTTTTGATCAAGTTATGAATGGTAATAATGGTATAAAACAAAATGCAATGGAAAGAATATTTAATGAAGCTTTTCCAGAAGGAATTAACACTACTACTTTGCAAAATGCTGAATTTGGAAATGCTCTTTTAAAAGCTATTAATAATAACGAAAGAGGTTTAATAGAAATATTTGGTGAAGGCAATGAAGCGTTAGGAAAAGGGTTTGTTAAAGATTTAAAATTATTTGGTCAACAAGCTATGCGAGCAACTACAAAATCTTATGTAGGAAAAGCAGGATTAGCAGCTGCAGCTTATGCCGCAGCTATTGGAGGTTCTGTTGCTGCTGCTATTTTTACAGGTGGCTTAGGATTAATTCCTATTGCAGCTGGTGCAGCTGCAATGGTAATTATGCCTCGTATTCTTCGTAGCAAAGGCGTGTTAAAACTTTTAACTAATCCTCGTACAAATGCAAGAATATACAATACAGCAAAAGAATTAGGTGTAGATGTAGGAGATAATAGATGGCTTATGTCTCAAGTTGCTCAAGAATCAGTGCCTTTACAATTACGTCAAACTATAAACACCATAGTAAGACAATTTTATCTTCAACAATATCAAGAAGCAACCAAAGACGCTTCAACAACAGCAGGTATATTAGCCAATCAAATAAATACACCTCAAGAAAACTCGGTAAGAGTTCCTTCAGCTTCAGAAACAATAGTTGAAAACGTAACACAACAAGATAGCGGAACCGATTTTCCTATGTATCGAGCGGCGACCCCTAAAGCAAATTTAGAATTTTTAAGACAAATAGAACGAGAAAAACTTTTAGGATTACGTAACTAATGCCAATAGATCGCACCAAACTTGCTAATATGTTAATCCTTCATGAAGGTATGAAGTTAAAAGTGTACGATGATGCGACAGGAAAAAACCTTAGTAAAGGGGACGTGGCCCAGGGACACCCGACCATTGGCGTTGGTCGAAATGTTGCAGGCGATGGTTTAGGAATATCGGAAGAAGAAGCACGGTTCATGTTACATGCGGATATAGATCGTGTAGAACAGGAAGCTAAATCCTGGGATATTTATAATGAACTGGATAGTACACGCCAGGCAGTCTTATTAGATATGCTATTTAATATGGGATTAACACGATTTAACCCTGACAAATGGCCGAAAATGTTTCAAGCTTTACAAGATAAAAACTGGGTAGAAGCTTCCAATCAAATGCGGTCAAGTGCTTGGGCAGCTCAAGTAAAGTCACGAAGCGAACGTTTGGCTAAGTTGATGGAATATGGAGTTTGGGTTGAGTAATGATGAACAAATTATTAGCAATATTAATTGTAGCTATTTTTTTAGCTTTACTTACGTTATGTAGCACCGGATATGCACAGACAAACACAGTGTCTTCTACATCATCCACGGTCAGTGGAACTACGACCGTAGATCGTACTCCTGGTACCGCTTCTGCGCCTAGTGTAGTTATTAACAATCAAGATGTTTGTAGTTTTGCTGCTAGTGCTGCGTTACAAACACAAATCTTAGGTTTAGCCGGTGGTGGTTCTATAAGAGATTTAAATTGTGAAAGACTTAAATTATCGAGAGCACTGTTTGCTATGGGTATGAAAGTTGGTGCTGTAGCCATGTTGTGTCAGGACGAAAGGGTGTTTGCGAGTATGGAAATGGCGGGTACACCGTGTCCGTATTATGGAAAAATTGGTTTAGAAGCTGCAAAAGGTTGGGCTGAAAACCCAGATAAAAGACCTGATTATGATAGATGGGTAAAAGAAAATGTTAAAGAAGAGGAGCTAGTGAATGATGAAAGTGCTTTGGGTATTTTTAGTGTTTTACTTATATTGCTTTTCCTCTAATGCTCAAATGCAAGATGAAAGCACAACTTCTACTTCTACTTCTGAAACAGAAATACAAGGTGATTTAGAAGTTACTACAACTACAACCACAACAACAACTATTGAAAATAAAACAACAGGCGATATATTAGACGGAGATACAGGTATCGTAGCCACTAGGTACGAGGGAGATATGGATCAGGATTGGGGGGGAATCGGATCTGCTAGTATGCTAAATTGTCCTTCACAGTTTAGTGGTGGTGGCAGGTGTGCTAAAGGCACGTCAAATACATTAACTACGTTTCAACAAAATATAAATATATCACAGTTTCATATAGAAGATGGGGGAGCGTTAAATTGGAATTTAGATGGTTGGCACTCACAATCTAATTCTTCTATGTATTTTGAATTAAAAGGTTATAATGACAATGTTTTATTATGGACTGATAAAACAGATTTTGCTTACAACAACCATAATTCTAATACTTCTTACAATTATGCAGGTAACTATGATTTTGCAGGAGGATTGGATAAATTGTTTGTATCTGTAGGAGGAGCTAAAAATTATTATTTTGATAATGTAGAATTGTTAGTTAATTATAACTATATAACTACACAAATAACAGAAGAAATATTTTACCAAATTATACAAACAGAAATTAATAATACAGCGACTAATATTTTAAATACCCCTGTTGTTACTACAAATGCAATAGATCCAGAACCTGTAACACCAGAAATACCTGAGATAGCTATTATGACTATAGATCTACCTGATGTAGATTTAACTACTACTGTTGCACCTATAGAAATACAAACAATAGATGATGCTGGATTTACACCTACATTAAATGTTGGCGAACCTGTAGCAACAGTTGAAACTATTACAGAAGAAATACAAGAGGTTATGATAGTAGAAGTAGCACAACCAGAAACAACCCAGGTAGAATCACAACCTGAACCTGAAATAGTAGTAGTTGAGCCCGAAACTGAACCTGAGAGCCCTTCTCAAGAAATTTCGTCCCCTGTAAATGAGCCAGGAGAACCTGTAGAGGAAGTTAAGGAAGAAGAACCTATCACAGAAACAACAGCGTCTGACGAGCCTGTAAACGAGCCTAAAGAGGAACCGAAAGAAATAGTTGAAGAAAAAACAGAAGAACCTGTCGAAGAGAAAGAAGTAGCAGAAAAAACAGAAACTGAAGAAAAAATAGAGGCCAAAGAAGAACCAAAAGAAGAAATTAAAGAAGCTAAAGCTGAAGATGAAAAGCCTACAAAAAAACAAGAAGCTAAACAAGAAAAAGCTAAAGAGATTATGCAAAGTTTTGATAGTCAATATGATGCCGTAGCACAATTAACAACATTAGCATTGGTTAATGCTCTGGGTGCAGACATTAAAACATATCAACAAGTGCCAACACAAGTGCAACCTACCTGGTATGAATCAAAAGAAATATATGCAAATACTATGTTACAAGATCCTTTAGCAAATTATTTTGGCGTGAGAGATAGCTTGGTCTTTGAAAAAATGCTAGGAGCCCAATATGAGTAATGAAGTAGAATACAAAGGAATTAAAGTAAAAGGGGGTAAGCTATTATTGATATTCCCATTACTAGGTACAATAGGTGGAGCAATATGGGCAGGATTTGAAGGGTATGCCCGATGGGTTGCTATGGAAGACAAGATAGCAAATTACACAGCTCCTGATTTAAGTGGATTTCAAAAACAATTAAGCGATTTTAATACAACGGTTAATGTGACAAATGAAAAAATAGAAAGTTTAGAAATTAAAATAGAAAACGAAATTACTAATATGAATACGTTGTTACAGTCAGAAATATCAACTGCATTAGAACTTGTGCAAGCGGCTCAAGGTGATGCTAGGGATATTCGTAATGAACTGCGTAAGGATATAAATCAAGTTATGGATGCTATAGCTAACGTGGATAAGAGATCGAGAACCACGGAACAAGAAATACGAGGCAGTCAACGTACAGCAGAGAACGACGTAAGAACGTTGATACAGCACGCTGAGGATCGCTTTGACGGTAAGCGTACGGCTATAGAATCTGATGCTAATAGACGTAATGAAGCTATAGATGTCAAACTAAAAGAACTTGAAGATAGAATTATTAAACTTCTTGAACGTGCTCTTAATAATCCTCTTGCAGGACAATAAAATTGTGTTTATACTTGAGTTACCTTAGTTGTGAGCGCGACCCATCTCGCGCTCTTCTACTTAGCTTTACCCCAATTTTCACCGATTCCTACATCTATACGTGAAGGAATTTTTAATTCCGGAAAGCAATTCTCCATTGTTTCTTTAATGTCTTTTATGTTGTCATCATGTCTAACAGAAAAACAAAGTTCATCATGAACGGTTAACATAGGCAGGTAACCTTTTTCATAACAATTCAACATAGCCCTTTTAGTCTGATCAGCTGAAGATGCCTGAATCAAACGATTAAGAGCTTTATAAGTAAAAGCCACCTGATAGTTGATAGGGTTTTTCTTGCGCCAATCTTTATCGCGTTCTTCTAATGGTGTGTCTTGTATGTTTTCCCATTCCTCTTCAAGTTTATCCATATGAATAACTTTTTTAAATCCTCCAAACCCTTTAGGTTCTCGCATAGGAAAACGACATTTACGACCCATCAACGTTCTAATCTCACCTTTACGCGTAGCTACAGCCATTACTGCCGCGGCCATTTCTCGTATAAAAGGAACCTTCTCATCGTAATCATTCCGTAATGCTTTAGCTTCATCAAAGGGAATATCTCCAAGAATACCCGCCAACTTACCAATGCCCATGCCATACATGATCCCTAAGTTAATGGTCTTGGCTAAGTTACGTTCTACTCCCGCAATGTCGGCTACCATTTGGTGAAAGTCCAAATCATCACTCTGGTAAGATTTTACAATCTCTTGTACTCTAACGTTGTCTTTTGTTTCTGGTGTTAATGAGGCGTAATGCATTAACCACCTGGGCTCTTGTGCACTGTAATCAAAACTTCCCCATTTACATCCTTCTTCTGGTACAAACAAACCTCTAATCAATTCTTTAATCTCTGGGTGTCGAGCAGGGACTTGTTGAAGATTAGGATGACTTGAAGAAAACCTACCCGTTACGGTTCCACCATCTCCAGATCTTAATTGGTTAAACTCACAGTGGATACGTCCTTTATATTGGTGTTGCAAAATAGTCTCAACAAAAGTAGTGTTCGCCTTGTTGTACTCTCTTATTTCTAATATCTTTTTAGCAATTGGATGCTTGTGTGTTTTTAAAAAATGTTTTGTAAAACTTGGTGCATCTGATTTAGCTGTTCGTTCGTATGTTAAGTTTAACTTGTCAAAGGCTGATGCTAAAGAAGTAGCTGTCCACGGCTCAATGTCCACTCCCGTTTCTTTCTTAACTTCTAATAATAAAATATTTTCTTTATCCTGCAAATACTTTTTAGTTTCTGCTGCTTTATCCAGATCTACCCGGATACCCTTTACGCGCATTTCAAATATAATAGGAAGTAAATTTAATTCCATTTCTAAAATTTTACCGCAATTTTCTTCAGCTAATTTACGTCGCAGTACGTTCCACAACTGTAAAGTTAACCGCGCATCTGTCTCTGCATAAGCCGCAACTCGAGAAGCCGGTAACTTCCACATATCTTTTTTAGCGTCCACACCATGCTGACTTGCCGCCATCCGCAGCTCATCTTCTTTTTTCTTTTCGCCCAGATACGTTGCTCCTAAAGCATTAAGAGAATACGAAAATCTGTTTTCATCTAATAATGGCGCGGCAATCATAGTGTCTAATATCTTACCCGGCACAGTTATTCCTACGGTTCGTAACCATCCTAAATCATATTGCGCATTATGAAAGACTACAGACATGCCATGTTTAAGTTGATCTTGTAACCATGTTACCACCATCTTCTTAGACATATTACCACCCCCTTCATGACCAAAAGGTAAATAGCCGTACCACTTAGAAGACGCTACAGCAATCCCTATCAACCGCCCATCGTTCCTGGACCATCCTGGACCTAGTGTTAATAAGTTAGGATCACAAGTTTCTACATCAATAGCAATAATAGTTTCTTTAGATAAATCTGGTAATTCAATTGGAGGAACCCATGTAGGTTCATTAAATAAATCCTGCTCATACATTATCTTGGCTTCCATAATCGCGTTCGAGTATCATTTCGCAATAATGGATTGCTTTTAATATATCTTCCTTTCTGCCTTTCTTAGGATGTCGACAAATATATTTAATAATGTTTCCTTCCGCAAAAGGTAAATTGTTAGCGTTGATAAATTGTGAGGGTTGTATTTTAAAACCTTTGTAGTGTTCTCCCCCTTTGTTCCATACCGTCATAACTCATAGTACCTTTCTGTTTCTGGTTGCATAATGTGCAAATTTTCTTTAGTTCGTGTTACTCCTACATAAAACATGCGGTGTAAAGTTGATGGTCTCGTTATCATTTCTTTAGAGGCCGCATACGATATATCTGAGATTAGCAGAATATTATCACTTTCTCCACCCTTCATAGAGTGTATAGTGCTTAATTTAATCCTAGGGCTTTTTACATTGTCGCCCCGTTTTAAAGCGTTTAACAAATAATTTTGTGTGTTTAAACCAACCTTACCCAACACCTGATGCCATCGTTTAGATCCATCAACCAATAACCCTAGATGATCTCTGAGATAATCCATGCGTATTAAACTGTCTGCAGGCAATTCTAAAAACTTTTTAGACCTGCCACCAAATCCTTTTTTAAATCCTTCATTAGCATTCATGTGATCGTATATGTTTCTTACCTGACTTACGCTAATCTCTTCGCCCTTCGACAAAGATTCCCACGATAAGATAGCATCATACAATTTTCTTGGAATACTAGGGTGGTCATGTCTACTGTAGATCCAACCTTCTTCCCGCAATTGCAAAGCATACCGATCTAACAACCTATTGGTAGAAGCCAATATAGTCCATTCTCCTGTTTCGATAGGAACTTCTTCTAATGAGTTATGATAAAAGATAGAACCCTTTTCTTTTTTAGGATGCCATTCTTTAGGAGCGCGATCATCAATTCGTGTGACTATCTGCTGTGCTTGTTCCCATACGGTTTCAGGAATACGATACGATTGATTTAAAACTTCTTTTTCTTTGGTTGCCGATAGAAAAGCCTGTACGTCCGCTCCTTGAAAGTTCATGATTGCCTGATCATCGTCACCGGTAAATATCTGTATGTTAGGAGATTGTCTAATAGTATCAATCATTTTCCACTGCAATGTTGATAAGTCTTGCGCTTCATCTACTATTAAAGCTTCTATATCTGGACATTGGTCTTCTGCAATAAACCGTTCTATCATATCCGTAAAGTCAACTTTTCCCTTGACTTTTTTATAATTTTCATACGCTTCTACCAGACGCGTTAACTCAGAATAAATTAAATTGTAATTCCCTTCTTCCTGAAAAACTTCTTCCAACGATTTTAAACGGCTCCTGGACAACTGATAAATCTTTAAATACTCGTCGCCTTTTTGATTACCTATCCATTCAAAATCACTTTCTGTATCTTTACCCGTAGACTTACCCGCAAAATCTAAACCAACCTTATAACCTATTTCTTTCATATCTTTGCCGCGCAATACATCTGTAGTTTTAAAACCTAAAGAACCAAACGCCATAGAATGTAACGTACGGAAATAAGGTAGGTCTTCATCTAGTATGTTCCAATCATTGCAGACACGTTCTTTACTTTCCCTTGCGGCTTTCTTACTAAAAGATACACAGGCTATACGCTGTGGTTCTATACCTTCTTTAATATATCCTTGAATAAGATTAGAATTTGTTTGTGTCTTGCCACATCCTGGAGGGCCTAGTATAGTCTTTTCGATTTTCAAAAGGGTGGTTCCTCATCGTTCTTAAATGTAACAGCAGGAAGATCCACTTCACCTTTTTTAATCTCAGGAATAAACCAACACCGGACACTTTGCCACTTATCCTTGTTATCTTTAAAACGAAACTGCTTGTCAGCTGTTCCGCCACTGTTCATTTCTTTTAATCTTTCTGTGATCTGACCGCGTGTATAAATCGTAAAGTTATGACGCTTTAAAAATTCTTGTAAAGCACTCAACTTAAAATATGTATAGCCTTCCTCTGTCCACGGCTTGCCGGTAATAATTTCTTCTGGACTTCTTGCCTGCAGACGTGCGGTGCAAAACATTTCAAGTAGTTCTTGGAACTGTCCTTTTTGTGTTAACTCTTCTGGTACGGCAATACGCGTTGCTGTTTCTAACAAAACATCTATCATCTCTCGCCAATCCGCATCTTTCATACGCGCAGGCATCTTATACATTTGTTCCATACACGCGCGCTGAAAATCTACCTGCATCTGCAGTTGACGTGTACTTAATTCTAAACGTGATCCATCTACATCAATAAACCAAACGGGTGGTTCAGATTCTACAACGCTCAATCCTCCAATGGTAGGAAACGATTGGCTACTTCCTATGCCATGCTTACGGCTTCGGCACATAGATTTGTTGCAATGACTACGCAAAGGTTCTTGCTTGCATGTATAAAAATATTCTTTCTTTTCCAATTGGTTTTGTATGGTTACCATTTCTTTTGCAGGTAATGGTGGCGTACAATATTCTTGATTATGTTTTTCTAATAAATCTTTCCACGCTTCTGGACTTGACATCTTATAGAACAGTCCTACGTTAATCATAACCATGTTACGACCCCCTTCAGGCACTCCATATTCAGTAAGTTGTTGTAAACATGGAGGACCTTGAGGTAATATCTTTTCGCTCACTCCTACTTGTAAGTCTCTTAATTTTTCTAATGTAATTCTATTTTTTTCTGCTTTATGTAAAAATTCTTCAAACCCTATGTCATCGCCCTCTACATTTAAAGCGTATCGTGTTGTATACTTAAAATTAAAATATGGAAGGTTTATAAAGTTTCCTACATCACCACGTTCTACTATAACCTCTTCTTGCTTAGGAAAGATCTCACATTGACCATATCCTAAAGCGGATGCAAACTCTGACAACCTATCCCTAAGTTCTGTTGCTGAAACTTTTTCTTTTAAAAATATATATAAATGGGCACCGCCTGACTTAGACCGGCACACGGTCAACGGTAGCCTTAACTGTTTGATTTTCTTAAATAATTTTACTAAGTCTAAATCGTATTCGTCAATATCCAATGCGCCAAATAAGCATTGATTATTTTCATCTATGGGTATACTGCCTACACCCTTCTTTCCTTCTAGGTGCAATTGAACAAGCTCTACGGTTAACGGTTCCCTAACAATAAAACTCTTAGCTTGTTGTTTACCATTCTTCTGAGAGTTCATAACCTCAGTTTGTCCGTGGGCTTTACTAAATCCCCGGAATAATTCTAAAAATTTTTGTGCTTGCTCCATCGTAAAGAAGCCCCCATCTACAAGGAGAAATGGGGGCTATCCTCTCTAAAATGGAACGTCGTCGGTATCAGTAGGAAGAGCGGGCTTCAATTCTCCACTGCTGACACTCGTATGTAATGCTTTCGCATCTTCATAAGCTTCCATAGTAGACACTTGTCCTTCATGACTTATAGACCATGAGTTCCAAGAACCTTTATCATTACCATCTTCAACAGATTTTAAACGATAAGTGTTAGCAAACATAGGCAACGTTTTACCATTATGCTTTTGCATTGTCATAATACTCATCCACTGACGTGACTTTTTCAGTTGGGTTTTCTTCATGTCAATAATAGCATTCTCTAAGTTGCCGTCATCATGTACAATCTTTACGTAGTGTTGAGCTGTACGCACTAACTCATTACCACTTTCTAAAAGCTCAAGACCTGAATCCTGATCACGCACGGCTTTACGCACATCATCAGAAGTAGGCGAAAGCTCAGATACAAACCCTCCCCCTTGAGAACGTGGTATAAATTCAAGAAGTTTAAGTTGGAAAAACACAGGTATTACAACAACACCTTTTTCTCCATCCCATGTCTTCTTGGTTACAGTGTTAAAGATATCTCCAGAAGAAGCACCTTCTATATAACCTGCATCAGACTTTTTTAGTTGCGGGCTAAGTGCCTGGATTAATCTTAAAAAAGGAATTTGAATATCCGAAGATGTTACTTCTTCAAATCCACTTCCTACGTCGGACTCAAATGCTTTCATTAGATCTGGTAGTTTTTCAGCCATATTATTTTCCCCCTTTAATTTTAGCTGTTTGACCTACGTATGCTTTAAACAATTCTAGGTCAATTGGTTGATTAGCTTCCACACGCTCACGCACTAACTTCTTTAACGTCGATGGTTCTACCCATGTTCGTGCAGTGGTGTCGTGCCCTTTATCTTCAAGTTCCGCCTGCAGAGAGCGAGCCGAATTATCTTGGTTGATACCAAAAGATATTTGAACTTGATTCTTTATAAAATCCTCTGCGCCAATGTCGCGTAAATGACCAATAGCACGTTCTTTATCTATTGGATCTTTAGGCATCGAGGCTTGCACAAATGTAGCTAAAGAAACGGTGTTACCGTCTACCTCTAACTTATCTATGCCCATCTCGGCCATTTTTGCAGGGATCAAATCAAACTCATACTGCTGTTTCTTAGCTTTCTGTAGCTTAACTTGTTCTTCTAAGTTTTTGATGTCCTTAGTTATAGCGGAAGCTGTTCGTACTAATTGACTTAGCTCTTGTCCTCCGTCCGTAGTTACACTGTTAAATGCATCTGCATCAGCTGTAATCTCACTCCAAACATCGATTTTCTTTTCCGTCATTATAGTATATCCTCTTCAGGTTAAAGGTTAATGTCTTCGATTCCTCCTCGGATAGATATCTTAACAGGGTAATAGATACGTTCAATCTTATCCCATTTTAAAATATTAACTCTACCTGAGTTAAAATCACTAGCAAGGGCAAAAGCAACTCCTATTATAGCGGGGTCCCCGATAGCTAATAACCAATCCTCATCATCAAAACCTTTTAGTTTACGCTTTATCTGCGCAACTAAACGACCTGTATTTAAATGAAGTTGATCATTATAATTTGCTAAAGGAATTAATTCCCCCCATTTCGTTGCAGATATTATATCTACGCGGGGATTTTCTTGTGCTACAAAGACTTTGTTTGCCATTGAGTTCTCTCTTTCTTGTTAACGTTTTATTACGTTACTCTCATTAATTTTATTTGTAAACTATTTTTTTGACTTATTACAATTATTCTGTTTATATTAATAAGAAATTATAAAGAAAGTGAGAAATATGTCTTATGAGTTTAAGACAAAACCTTTTGACCATCAAGCAGCCGTTTTAAAACTTTCATGGAAAGCTTTGAATTGGGCCTACTTCATGGAGATGGGTACCGGAAAATCTAAAGTCTGCATCGATAATGCAGGCATTCTCTACGAGTTAAACCACATTGATACCTTTGTAGTCGTTGCTCCAAAAGGAGTTTATCGCAATTGGGCGCGCATAGAAATACCTACGCATCTTCCTGATCGTATCGAACGTGACATAGCTATGTGGTCATCAACTCCTAAACGTGAACAGAAAAAACAATTGGAATCTTTTTTAGTTCCTAACGTATCAGAAACCTTGCGCATATTGGTAATGAATGTAGAAGCTTTATCAACCGTCAAAGGTACACGGTTCTTGGAACAGGTTTTAAAAAAATCAAAGGCTATGTTTGCAGTAGACGAATCGACAACTATTAAAAGTCCAAAGGCTCGTCGTACTAAAGCTATTATAAAGATAGGAAGGCACGCCAAATATAAAAGAATTCTTACCGGGTCTCCCGTCACACAATCGCCTATGGATCTCTGGGCGCAATGTAACTTTTTAGATCCTAAGTTATTAGGAGATGTTGGTGACAATTATTATCAGTACCAATACCGTTACGCTATTATGAAAAAACGTACGATGGGTACACATTCTTTTAACTTAATAGTAGGTTACAGAAACCTTGACGCGTTAGCCGAATTATTAAAAACATTTTCTTCGCGTATCATGAAGTCGGAATGTTTAGACCTACCATCAAAAATCTATACACAACGTTACATCCAACTGACTCCTGATCAATCGCGGATATATATGGAGATAAAAGAATACGCTTTATCTTATTTAAGTGATACCGAATTCATGACGGCACCCAATGTCATGACGCAACTTTTACGTTTGCAACAAGTATTGTCCGGGCATTCTAAAACGGATGAAGGAGAAATAGTAGAAATAAAAGACAACCGCTTGCCTGAGTTAATGCAATGCCTGGAGGATGTATCAGGTAAAGTTATTATCTGGTCTCGCTTTCGCTATGACATAAAAAGAATTCATGCTGAATTGACAAAGGTATATGGACTCTCGTCCACGGTAACTTACTTTGGAGATACAACTGATGAAGACCGAAGTCAGGCAATAGAACAATTTCAAAAAGGTGATGCGCGATTCTTTATAGGTAATCCGCAGACAGGAGGGTATGGTATTACTCTTACCGAAGCAAACACAGTGGTGTATTTTGCAAACAGTTTTGACTTAGCAGTACGCATGCAGTCAGAAGACCGGTGCCACCGCATCGGCCAAACACAGCACGTTACTTACATTGATCTTATTGCTGAGAAAACAATTGATGAAAAGATTGTTAAGTCTTTGCGTAACAAGATGGATATAGCAAGTAAAGTAATGGGCGAAGAACTTAAAGAATGGTTTAATTAACTGAGGAGAACACAAATGTTTGAATGGCTTAACGGATGGTTTACTCCATCACAGAAGAAAGATTTAAAAGATATGACTAAAGTAGAGTTAGAACAAAAAGGAAGAGAAGTTGGGATAGAGCTAGACCGCAGAAGAAAAAAAGCTACACTGGTCAAGCAATTACGTAAAAAACTAGGAGAATAAGTAATGGATAACCCTTACAGTGGTGTTAATGAATTTTATGAAAGATTAACAGAATTCGTAGACAAAGAAAAAAATTTCAATAATAGTAATAAAGTCGTGTTATTATTTCGATTAGCTCTAGAACTGGGAGGAGCCGATAAAGCAATGGGCCTGGAGGAAATGTGTTATTTAATGGCTAAACTACAATACACAACTCTCGGGATTGTTTTAGGCAAAGAAGAATCTTTTAATGGGATTCTTGAGCAGTTTGATGTTAGTCGTACAACACCTAACTAGAGAGAACGTGTGGGGAATGTAGATAAAAAAGCGTGGGGGGAAGATCCTTTTATGGGCGATTCTCCTCCTAAGAAACAAGAACATTGGGCACAAATCTTATTAGATTTACGTAACCAATCGGGAATGTCTCGGGTTCAATTAGCTGAGGAGTCGGGAGTCGGGGTGTCCACTATAGAAAACTACGAACGAAAAAAAATTTCGGAACCTTCCATTTATAAAATAGAATCACTTCTGCAGGCAATGGGGTACGAGTTAGATGCTATCTTTATAGAACATTAGCGATAATTAATAGGTTGTACTTTCCAAGGAGTCCATGATTCTTTTTTGCCTCCGTGATACTCTCGGGCATGACCCTCACTAATTAATTTTTCGCATATGTTTTCGCCGTCTACAAAAGGCACCGCGAGGATCCTCCCGAACTTGCCCTTGCCATCCTTCACCGTTTTGACAACGAATTTTTTCGGAAGCAATTCCTTAAGCCGTGTTTTCGCAGCCAAACCAAGAACTTTTTCTTCCTTATTCTTTGTGCGTGACTCCGGCGTATTAATTCCTTGTAAGCGGATTCGTTCGTTTGATAAGGTAACTTTGAACCCCAAATCCACATCGACATCGATTGTATCCCCGTCTACTACTCTTCGTAATGTACAATTATATTCAAACATTCGGGTAGTATAGACTATTTTGGGTCGGGAGTCGTTGTGGTATCTGCCGACCTCAGTTTATACCACCAGTTCGTCATCAAAGCCACAGTAATTACCCACGATTTACTAGACTTATCGGGGTACAAATCTTTTGCTATCTGGTCGGGGGTTGCTCCCCGTAAGGCAAATTCTTTCGCTCTTTGTACGGCTTCTTCCATACAATCAAATAATAATTCAGTTTTCGTCATCATACATTTCTCTCACAAAAATCGGGGTTTCTTCTCCTACCCATGCGCCGACTACATTGAATTCAAAAAATTCCATAGCTTCCTCATCGGTCATCCCCTGATCCATTAAAATTTTAATACATTTATTTACGTCATATACTATTATATCGGGCTGACCGCACCGACTACCAATACCTATGATCGCCTCATCGAAGCCATCAGCCTTTAGCATTTTAAGATAATAAACCGACTAGGAAACTTCCTAGTGCTATACAGATGTAGAATTCTAATCCCATTTTCTTTCTCGCTTTCTTTTTTTTGTGCTTTTTAAAAAACTTCATAATGCTTACAATGTTGCACACATTACAATGTAAATAAAGAATAAAATGTGGAATGTCCATGACACTCCTACTATTGCCCAACAAACTTTCATCATTGCTTTCTCTCCTTCTGGTTAGCCTAAGACTTCCCATTCGGTCTTAGGATTTGTTACATGGCATTCGGGACACTCCCTTGTCTGCCACTTAAAAGTATATACTAATGACGGTGCGCCACATTCAGGACAAAATATCTGCCTCCTTTTGCGGTCTACACCATCATATTTTCGTATCTTTGTATGTTTCGTAACTTTATTAATCACTTTTAATGTTTTCTTCTTTAGTTCTTAATAACAGTTCCCCGCAATCCAATTGCACATCATACTTAGGTTCTTCCTCGTATGTTCTGCCAATGATTATTCCGCCTACTTCAACCGCCAATTGGTCTTTCAGCATCGTAACCTTTACCCGTTGATCTATGTTCATTATGCGCTCCATCCTATAACGAGAAAATCTAAATCCTCGTAGTGATGTTTTAATGCCTCTTCAGGCAGATAGTTTGCTAACGTGCTATGAGTTTCACCTCCAAACCATGCGCAACCATCCTCTGATTGCATAGGTTTCCAACCTTTTTTCTGCATCATACCCATAAAATCTTTCATTATTTTTTCTTCTTTTTTAGTTAACATTATTTCTCCTCCATTTGTTTTAAAATAAGTGGAAGTAACTTTAAACCACTAGCCACTTCCATTGCTTTTATAACTTTTAAAATGTTATCACGAGTTTCTCTATCGGATGTATGACTTGTAATAAAATGTTTTAAGTCATAACACTTTTCAATAAAGTCTTGCTCTTTTAGTTTTTGAGATACTTCACTCAACGTTCTGACCAAAATCGGTTTTAGCGCACCACTTGTCGATGTAGCCATTTACATAGCAATCTACAATCTCCTCATCAGGATCGACCTCACCTACAAGTATATTACACCAATCATCTTTCTCGCCTTCTTTTTGTATATGCACCTCTACTACACAATCCACACTTTCTATATGTTCGATAATTGTGGCATAGTCTGTACTATCTTTGCATAGATCATACCCCTCAGCAAGGATCTCAAACTTCCATCCATCGCTGAGTGCTGACTTAACTAATTCTTGACTTGCGCTTTTCATTCTACTTTCTCCTTTTCTAAACAAGCATTACACATGACAGAGTCGTCTGGTAATCCCCACATTTCACCTTGAAAAAATGAACACTCATCTTCATAATGTTCTACATGATTACAATAATCACATTCCATCGTTATATCTTTACTCATTTTTCTCCTCCATAAATGCTTCACCTAATCTAGACTCCCATGCCTCTGGTACTACCCATCCGACCATGTTCTGTAACTCTTGCAGTTTAGGATATAGTTCTTCATAATCTGGGTCATCGGCGAGTCTGCACGATAACTCATAGATAAATTTATGAAAATGTTCTTGCATTACTTCTCCATCAAATCCGTCAAAACTTTCATATTTTACTGTTTTAGACATCTTTATTCTCCTCAATTTTAAATTTGCAATTAGGAAATTCTTCTTGCCACTCTTCTAAATAATATTCTGCTTCTTTTTTAGAAGAATATGATCCATCTATTTGCCATCCCTTATCTGTATTTTTGTATAAGTTCCACAGTAGATTTCCATCAGTATAAATCTCCCTCTCCTTAGTTAAATATTCTCTGACGGCAGGTATATCCCGATAGAGTTCCAATAATATGAGGTGGCTCTTTAAAGGTTGCTTTGTACCCGCCTCCCATCGTTGGACACTTGCTCTTCCAAATCCGCATACATCTGCTAAAGATTGTTGGCTACTAAAATATTTTTTTCTTAATTCTTTTATTTCGTTACTGTTCATTGGTATAATATTCCTTCCTCTACTAATGCTCCGAAGTTTATCGGATTAATTATTTTAACATGATGGATCTTAGCTTTCCATTCTCCGTCTACGGAAATAGGTCTGCCATTCTCCTCGTACTCTATCTTATGATCCTCAGCATAGATTTCTCTAAGCATCTCCTCACGACCTTCATCACTTGTCATCCATCCATTCTTTGGTTTGTATATCATCCAAGAATAGGTGTACCAGAAATAATCGCCAATGCTTTCCTCACAAATGATTAATACTCTGGTTTGCGACTCATACATCATATCTTTACCTCCTTCCAATCTTCTATTTCTTCCACATCATCTTCCTCGATTTGATCACATATAAACGAATGGTCAAAATTATATGTCGTTCTCCAAAACCTTATCTTTCCATTCTTATCTTCAGTTTCAAAAGTAAGATCATGCACACATAAACTTTCTAATTCTTCTTTAGTCATTTGCATTCTCCTTTAAATGAGAAAAAGCATCCGTGTTAAGAGCTTTTCCTCTTATAATCCATCCGTTCTGTAAAAGTTCTTTAATAACATTGTTATACATTTTTTCTTTTTGTCGTACTCTCGTTGCGGAGCATTCTCCATCCTCCCATAATATTTCGTGAGCTAAAAGAGTACCAAGCTCATAAAATAATTGATCAGCTCTTTCTTGGTTTTCGCATATAGCTTTCGGTGTGTGACCGTAAGGACTAACAAACAGTCTGGATTCTATAAATTTCTTTAAATGCTTATTACTCATCATGATTCTCCTTCTTGCAGTTGATCTTCATGTACTATATTTGCTTCACCAAGTATTCTTGTCATATGATCAATATAATTATTGAATATCTCTTGTCCTTTATCC